TCACCAAAAGACGTTTAGAGACTTCTTCTTTTAGTTTGAGAGCTACGTCTGTTACACAGACTACCTGCGGAGAGGAGACGTTGGAAATGTCTCCGTTTTTCATATAACTTCTATCGTCGCGTAGTTGACTACAAACTCACGGAACTTCTTAGGGTCTTCGCTAGCCTCGTATGCCCACTCTTCTGGTACTGAGTTAGGGACATTAATTGAGTAATGACCTGTGCTTTTAATCTTATTGTTTACAAAGGAGGTGTGTTTGCAGGTGCTCTTCTTGGTCCACACTGGGCAGTTGCAACGGGTTTTCTTAGACTTAGTCTCTAGCTCAACCTCAAATACGCCCACGCCTTGGGCAGAGATAAACTGCTGAACAGTCATCCACTCTGCGTTCATGCTTGGTCCTTTCATTGGGCACCTCTTAGGTCTGAACCTAGTATAGGCACTCTTATAAACGCTTCGTTAGCAAAACTCGCCATTGCTTCGCTGTACTGCGATTCCCAATTCTCTAAACGAACATTGGTAGTCACAATTGTAGGCAATCCCTTGTCGTAGCGCAGTCTTAGAATCTCATCAAATGATGTGTCGTCATACTTAGAGCCGTATTCTTTACCTAAATCATCAAGTATTAATACTCTTACATTTAGCCAGTCAAAACGGCAACGACCGTGAAACCCATCTAACTCATAGCTCATCTCTCGTTTATCTTCGCCATCCATATCAAAGGTTGACTTCTTACGAGATAAGAACTCTGGATAGGTCATGTAGTAAACAGGGCGAAACTTTAACCCGTACTCAGTTGAGTTTAACCCCAGTAGCTTACTTGCTAGAGCATCATCATCTGGCAAGTTACGGACAATCTCCATAGCAGCAACGACTGCGTGAGTAGTCTTTCCAAGACCAGGGCCACCATCAAACACAAGCCCTACGCCGTTTACGCCAATGTTCCCAATGCTTTTAATGACCTGACCTGAAGTCACATCATCAACCCATGAAGATACCTCTCCTGGGAATGACCCTACTTTCTCAGTAATGTCACTTGGTTCTAACCCTATAAATCTACGTGGGATGTTTGAAGTCCGCAGTAGCCAGTGCTTTTTTAATGGAGACAAAGTGTTGATGTCATACATCTGTGTTACCCCCCAATTCTTTTTCTAACTTTATTCGGCCCGCATCCGTTATAGCAAACCTAGGACTTAAATCCTCATCGTAGTCAACTGAAACAAGCCCTAACGCAAATAGTCTCATTAGGGCTTGCTCTAGTTCGTCTTCTTCCAATTACTTGTCTTCGTTTTCCTTAAGCCAAGCAGCAAAAGCAATCTGTGTTTCTGCTTCTGGGACTGAGTGCTCTTCAAGGTATTCCAAGAAGTCTTCGTCTTTCATTAAATCAGGTGTTTCTTTTAATGTGTAACTTAGTGGATTCATTATGCTTTAAACTCCAGTACCCCAACGAAAGCCGTTGGCTTGTCAGTTGTTTTATCAACTTTAGTTGCTTCTAACTTTACGCTTTTGCGAGGGGTCATTGCTAACACCTGTGATTTAATCCAACGCTTACCTGCTGATGCATTTTTCCAAGCTGCTTCTGCACTTACAGCCTCTGCTGGTTGCATTGAGTTGAGATTGTCATCATCAATCATTGGAGTAAGAAGGCTGACATTAGCCAACCATGCGCCACCTTGTTCGGTGTTTAGTGTAAGTGTTGCTGTAAACTTCTTTGTAATCTTTTTTGCCACGTTTAGTTCTCCTTGCCTTTCAATCGTTTTTCATGTCGCTCTAGTTGTGCACGTCCACTCAAAGAGTTCTGGAACACACGACCGTCACTGGAGCTGAGAGTACCAGATGCTGGGGTGGTCTCAACTTTAGCAGTAACTCTGTTTAGCCCTAGATTTTCTCTTGCTTGGTTCATCTTCGTGCCGAAGGAGGCAAGGTACTTTTTGTAAAGGTGAGGAGCCTCATCCCCAATGTCTTTGAAGTTACGCTCATCCTGCATGAACAGCCGAAGCAGTTCAAGCTCTATGAGCGGGGTGGTTCCGTACTGTGAGCGGAACTTTCGTATTGCGCCTGATAGCGATTTGACGGAAACAGTTCCTGGAAGTAGCGGGTATTTACGGCCCACTTGGTAACTAAACTCTGCAGCAACATCCATCGCTGTCCATTCGTGCTCTGGTCGCTTGCCCCTAGTTTTAGGGTCGCTCTTTCGTATCTTTGGTTGTGGGGCGTCTTTCGGCTCAACAAGTCCAAAACCTGCCAGAGAGTCTCCATCATCTTCCCATCTTCTCATAGGAACCCTTATCTCCTTTGTGAAACCTACGGTTTCAGATTCTTTTAATTTATAACTAGATTGGCTATTAGGTACTAATAGCTTATTAGCTATACTGCTATGTGACTTATAGTCATGTGAGGTGCGGTAATTTTCTACCAACTCTTGCTTTTCTTCTTGGTAATTTTTTACCGTAATTTTCTTCCGTCCCAGATATCCGTTAGCACGCTTGGTCTGGGATGTCTCAATTAACCCTGATGCTTCAAGGCCTTGCAAGGCGCTGCGGATGGTCTTGTCGCTTGCTTTGCCAGTCTCCATACAAAGCTGGGCTACTGTGGTCTCTACGAGCCCTCCAGGGGCTGCAGAACGGCACAGTATGGCAAAGAGACGGAACTGGAAATCCGTTATCTTGGCTGAGTAGGCTTCTGACGGGATGTACACAGGCTTAGCCTACTCCTCATCATCAAAGGGTGAAATGTCTTTTTTGTCTACTTGTTCGTTCAGATGCTGGACAACGGCTTGACCTAACGACTCCATAACCGTGCTGGCTATGAAGGCGCTCATCATATCTACAAAGACTCCTAAAGCCTTGTGCATGCCGTCGTGTAGTTCATCTGGGTCCATACCCAAGAATGGGTTCTCGTCCATTTCAAGCGGGTCCATTCCGTCAGTTATATCCCACGTATCTAACGCAAGGTCTTCAACAGTGTGGATGATTAGGTGGTCAGTGAGGCTATCTGTCCAAACAATGCCTATTGCATCTCCAGTAGATAGCTGTCGTAACAAGTCGTTCACTGGGTCTTCGCAGAGCACAAATGAATCTACCTGTTTGATTATGTGACCTACATCTGTAGCATCACTTAAAAAAGCAGTTACTTTTACTTGGTTCTCTAAGCACTTTCGTATAATGCTTTGAGAGAAGTGCTCGTAATCTGTCTTTACTGGAAAAAGTACTTCGGGCGATTGTTCAGAATACTTTGTGAGAAGTTGGTCAATACCAAGTGATACATCTAAGTCATCTTCTGAAAAAACAGCTATTTTCATTGTGTTCCTATCGTCTTGGTGCCGCAATTGTTATCGGTTTATTTATGTATTTATTTATTAGTAGAGCAATAAATGATATTGCTGGCACAGAAACAACAAACTTTAAGTTGACACTGTAGAAGCAAAGTAGCGCACCAAAGCTTAGTGGTAATGAAAGAAACGCGTATAGTTTTTCTTTGCTTATTAGAAGACCTAAGCCAAGAGATATAAGTTCAATTGTAAAAGTTACTGCTAACCCCGATAGGAGTACTGCTATAAGTAGGTTGACCATAGGCGCATACTACACCGCTGTTAGGTTTGTGTACTCCAAGGCTTCGTAAGTCCTAATCCTCCAGAAGAGGTTTTGAGGAACCCAATCCTTAAGGGTGTAACCAAGGCGAGGCAACTTTAGTGGTTTGCTATTGTATACTGAAGAGTAAGAGTTACCAACAGCCCCTTGCCATACTGCTCCAAAAGGGTTACCGCTAATTGCCAACAGACTGCCATCAAAATAGTCTGTAGATTTTGGTGATTTCTCAGCTTGGATTGAGTCTAAGAATAAGGTGTTTGCACCAGTTCCAGAGAACTGTACTTCTAGAGTTTCTATATCAGAGTTAACTCCTACAAGTACAGTGTAGTAATCACGGACCCACGTAGCGGAAAGTCCGACTGTGTAAGGTGCTGGAGCATCTACTGACACCACAGTTCCTCCGCTGTCTCTACCAACAACTGTCAAAGTAAACCCTGCTGTTGCTTTTTTGTAGAAAGAAAATGAGTAGTACTGACCCTTTTCAATAGGGAAAGTGTTTGAGGTGTATGACCAATCACCGCTTGTGTTAACTAGTTTTGCTCCGTGTGCACCTGAATAGGACTCTGTTGGGTTATCTGCATCTTGAGTTACAGTTAGGTTTGTACCAACTTTAGTCCAACTGGTTGTTACGTCTGTTTCAAAAGTTGGGTTTTTAATAAAATTTGTTTTGTTTGGTAGTAAAAAAATGTCTAAAGAACGCGCTTCATCGTACGCAACAGTTTGTCCGCTTTGAAAGCAGACCATATCTACGTAATAAGTTCCTGCAGCAGACCAAGCAAGATCAACACTTGCGTAGTAAGCGTCTGTACTGGAGTTAGTTACTAACCCAGTAGTGGTTGTTGTACCTGTAACCGAAGAAGTTACTGTAAAGGTCGTGCTTGTTGGGACTGTAGCTATTGTTACGTCAGTTAAATTAAACGCAGTATCTGGCGCAATAAATCCATTTATAGTTACTACTTCTCCAGCAACAAGGTTGTGGTCTGATGACGTTGTGTAAGTAACTGTGCCAGATGCGCCAACAGCATTCACTACAGCCTCAGACACTTTTTTAGGTGTTCTAGCTGTTACAGATGTTTCAGCCCAAGTGTTTGTTCCAGCTGTTGCTGTTCCAGAAATGGTGCTTCCTAGTTGACTTCCAGTACCGTCATGCCAAGTAATTTTAGGGGTGATACTTCCCGCACTTGCTGGTGACTTAATCTGTGCAGATAAAACGTAGTTAGTTGCTGGAGAAACAGGGATTCCTTTACGTACAGGGTCAAGATTACCTAACTTCATTGAACCAGCGCCTGTTGCAACAATCTTGCATGTGTAAGAAAGGTCAATGTTATTTGAGTTTGTAGGTGGAACTTGCTCTGTTGATGCAGCAAATGTTGAAGTGTTTGTTGCAGTCCAATTACCTGTTGATTTATAAAATGTTGAGTCTTGAGGTGTTAACAGTAGGTTTTTAGAAACAGCTAGTATTGGAGCGTAGCCAGTTAAAGACTCAACGTAGGTACCTAATCCGTTGAGAGTTCCTTTGTTGTTATACATGTACACAGCTTCACGGATTAGTTGCTTTTGGTTTTTCACGGGTAAACCCGGCTCACTTAACAAGCCAAAGTTGGCTACCTCTAACGGCAGCATAGAAGAGACTGTTGAAATTCTAGTGTGGTCAGGTAGCAAGAGGTCTAAATAAGTTAATGCTTCATCTAGTTCAAACCCAAATGAATCCATGAAGTTTGCTAAAGCAGAGTTGTAGTCAACTGGAGATAAAGGAGACTGTTCTACACTTGTAAAAACTCTAGGTAAAAAGTTTAACATTTTTTCCGCTGTCTGGTGGTCACCTGGTACTACTCCACCTACAGAGCCAGCATCTACCCACGCTAATGCGTCTGTAAATAGAAATAGTTTGTAATAAATAGGTTTGCCAGGAACAATAGCGGGTGTTAAAGGTAAGTCTTCAACTCCTCCACCATCATTGAATACAGTTTTAGTAAGTGTAGTTGTGGAATCTTCGTAGACAATGACGCCATCTTCTGATGTTTCTGGAAAACTGTTTTGGTTACGTAGTAACCTTACCTTAGTGTAATTTCCTGTTGGAGTTTTCCAGTAGACGTACGCCTCATGAAAATCTGTAACCAGTAAAGCCATTGGTTCAACAGAGTACGCAAGTAATGGACTAATGCCATACTTAGATATTCCATAGACTGCATTACCATAATTAGCCATTTAAAATCCTATCGGATGTCGCCAAGAATAAACCAAGTATCGGTTCCCGTCTTGATGCAAGTTGCGGAAGCATATTGAACACGGGTGTATGGCGCAGCAGGCGCAGCTCCAGCCGAAACCAAAGTTGTTGTTCCAGATGTAACTGCGGCAATTGTTGTTGTTCCTGTACCAAATTGAGCCACGTGAATTTTTGTGCCAATTGGAAATGGGACGGTTGCATTAGTTGGGATTGAAAAAGTGTTAGCTGTAGAAACAGCCATAGTTACTAATTTGTCTGCGTCTGCAAGAACTGCTGTGTAAGAAGCTGTTCTACTGTTGATGCTCATGTACATCTTTGGGTCGTTTAGAACAGGGGATGTTCCAAAGGAAACTAAAGATGAGGAAGTTACGGTGCTTTTTAGTGTTGTTCCCGCTAGTGTTTCTGCAGCTATTAATGCAACTTGAGCGCGAGTATTTGCAATACCAATTTCAATATTGTTTATACGGTCTTTAACAGTTGACCAAGTTGTGGTTGTGGTGTCAAAGCCCGATGTTCCCCAACCAGAGCTGGTTAGTGGAAGAGTTCCAAGGGTAGTTTCAATAGCTGTTACTTCACCTTGAAGGTCGTTAATGTGAGAGGCAATAACTGTGTCTGTAAAGTCAACTTTAGAGCTAAAGTCGTTCTTAATATTTCCTGGGTAATAGACTGCCATTTGTTACCTTTCCATCGTAATGTTGTATTTTCTCTGGTTTACTACTGGTTTAGTTGCTAAAGTCCTGGATGACTATGGCCTGTGTTTGCTTTACCAGCCATTTGCGACTCTAAAGTAGACACCCGTGACTCTAGTGATGTAATACGTTGCTCATGGTTTAGAAGGGTTTGTGCCATTGCCAACAAAGTCTTTGTAAGTTCTATAACTTGCGTTCCGTCTGGTTCAGACTCCACTATTAAGTACGGTGTTAATCCAGATAGTGACACAGTGTTTAGCAGCGGTTTTACTAAATAAGGTTTGCTTGCTTCTTGGTGTTTTCCAAACGAACCAATCCAAACAGGGTACTCTGCGTCTCCAGCGATGTACGAAACCCAAACCCCCTGACCTACTTTTGGAGGAGAGGTGTGTATACCGTGTGGTTCAACAGGCCAAACCCAATCAGTTACTTCAGCTCCAGTAGACTGTGGTACTAGAACCTGTAGTCGTCGTTGATTTAGTGGGTCTTTGTTGTTTTGGACAACCCCTCTAAAAAATCCAAGACTTTTACGGTCATCATCCACTGTACAATCCAATATTCATATTGCTTTCTTTGAATCTAAAGATTTCATTTGCAAACCCAGTCAAAGGAGCAAGGCCAGTTACAATACCTGTTCCAGAAGCAGTTCCAGTAGTTGCATTTGCAACAACAAATCTGTAATCATCAACAGATACAATCGCAGCATTTGAAACATTGAAGCCAGCTGCAGAAAGCCCTACAATAGTTACAGTGCCTCCAGCCTTCATTGCATGGCGTTGGTTGACGGTGTAAGTAACATAGCCCGAAGCGGCGGTATCTAAGTTGTAGCCAACTTTAACGTTGGTTGCATTTCCAGTGATAGTTGACCCATTTTTATAAAGAGAAACTATTTTTGCTGTTTTAATTCCTTCTGTTTGGTTTAGTACATACTCAATGTCTTGTGGGTAAATTGTGTCTTGGAAGTCCATACCTGTGTAGCCGTACACAAATAGAAGTGATTTCTTTATGTTTATGTCAGTTTCCGCTTGTGTGTATTGAGGTAATTTAACATACTGAATAGTGATAATTAAGTCAGAGTAAGCAGGTGGTTGAACAGTTACGGAGCTTCCAATAAGCAACTTGTTAGACAAGTAGTCAGTAAGAGACTCTGCTAAATCAGTGTACTCAGGAGATACAGCTCCAGTTTCTGTAAGTCCTGGCTGTATGTCTGTATCATTTACATCTCTACTTGGAGCAATATACACCGTGACTGATGTCCACGTTGAGCTGTACGCATTTGCTTTACCAATACCTGTCACTGATAATGATAGGTTTTTATAGTCTTCTAAAGTTACCGCTCTGTTAGATGAACGTAAAACAAGTGGAGCTTGAACGCGTATCTCATCATTGCTCTCTGGTTCTGCGCCACCTAAAGCTGCTGTTCCATTTGCTACGGTTATAGCAGAGTTTAAAGCGCTTGTTTGTGAAGAAGTAAATGAAGGGATGTAAACGATAGCGTCAATAATGTTAGCCGAAATATTTCCTAAAGCTCCTCCACCAACCAAGTACATCGCACGAATGACTGAGCTATTCACAGGGATTGCTCCAGATACTCCGTCACCAAAGTTAATTGACACAACATTGTTGCTATCAGACTTAACTGTGTACACCAAATCGTTTGGGCCGTAATCTAACAAGTGTTGTACTTGAGTCCATTTAGAGTAGATAGTTCCGTACTGAACATAGACAGAGATAGAGCCATCAACTACTGGAGTATTTGGTAACTCAAAAGACATACTAGGCTCTTGATTAGACACACCTATTTGCTGACCATAGGTTGTGTCAGATGCTGTGTCTACAACGTTTATATATCGGCCTTCTTCGGCAGACACGGTCTCGGTACTAGTAGCACTAACTACTGCGTCACTTGTTGTCGTAAAGTACACAGGTCTAACAACATCTGCAGTAACTATCTCTCCACTAACAACTGTTCCTTTTGGAATAGTTATAGAAGGATAAACCATAGTGGCAACACCCGTGCCTGAAGCAGTTCCACTAACACTTGCTACAGCCACTGTAAATTGGGTTGATGAAGCAGCCGTAATAACCGCATCCGTTACGTTAAAAGAAGTTGTACTAAATCCAGTAACGGTAACAATTCCATTTACAACAAACGAGTTACTTCCAACATAAGTGATTGTCGTACCATTTCCAGTAGCAGTTAAACTGCCTGAAGAAGAAGAGTTGTTGTTATTAAAGAACGTCACGTCAACTATAGCATTTCTATACCCAGAAGGTATGTAGCCATACGTTTGTGCAATGTTTAAGATGCTATTGCGTTGAGTAGCGGTTGCAAGAGAGAACTCATTTGCGGTTCTGTCTATGTAGTACGATATTAAATCACCCATATACGCAAACGCTTCTACAAGAGCTACGCCAAAGTCTGCTGGGTCCGAAGCGGTCCACTCTGGTATGCGCTCTTGAATTCGTGAGATAAGTTGTTCACGAATTGAGAAGTAGTCTCGTCCTGTATAGTCAACAGAGATAGGGATAGTAGACGCCGGGGTGGTACTCATAGCAGCTCCTCATACATTGGAAGTGTTCCTTGGATAGTTACGTATCCAATAGAGGTCGTGTTTACTTCTTGGTTTGGAAGTGCGTACGTAACTGTTACTTTCAAAGTGTTAGTATACAAGTCTTGTTCAACAGTAGTGTCCTGTAAAGTCAAAAGCTGCAAGTACCTATCAAAAGCACGTGTTACTTCTTCGCTAATTTCCTCTACTGCATTGTCTACGTTATTAAATAACGAAAAAGGAATGAGCGTCCCAAAAGTTGGGCGCATAACCCTCTCACGAAGAGAGGTACCTAAAACAGACCGAACTCTATCCGCCCAAATTTTTGACTGTTCGGTGGTTGTTCCTATTGAGCCAGAAGTGTCAATAGAAAATGGTAACGAAATTGTTTTTTCAGAGGCCATTAAACTGCTACCCACCTTCTTGGAGCGACTTTATACCCTGTTAGTGTTTGATTTACCATGGGTGCTGAATTACTTAGTTTATACGCTGTTGGCGTGTTAGCACCTGTTGTAATCGCTTGCGTTAAGTTGACAGTCGGCACGTTTCCAGCAGAAGAAGGTCTGAAAGCAGAGGCTATATTAGAACCGCTTCCGTCTGTTGCAACCTCAAATTCAACAGTGTATTTACCATCTGCATTTAAAGTGTGAACTGCATTGGAGACAATCCAAAATCCATCACTTGCTTCTCCTGTTCCGCGAATTTCTACGGTTCTCCAAGGAGCAATACGTGAGTCTCCTTGACCAAACCCGTATCCAGGAGTAGAAAGTCTAGCGAGTTGAGCTTTTGCATTTGCTAAACTTTGAGAGCTAAGCCTGTCAATAATTACAGTGTCCGTATCAATATCAAAAAACAAAGGGTCTTTATTTTTTGCTCTAAGGTTTTTTCCAACAGAAGTAGGAGAAGATGTAGATTTGTATATCTTCCCTGTAACAGGGTCAACTCCTCCTACAATTTTTGTTGCTTTTGTGTTGCCGCGAAAGTTGCCAAAATCTCCTTGCACAGTTTCAAAATGGTCTAAAGTTTGTGAAGCAAATTGATTCATAGGTGTAATGCTAGGGTCTAAAAAAGCCATTACAGGAATAGTAGTTAAAAATCTATCAATCATCACATCTATTGGATGAAAATGAAGCTCTACACCAACAATTTGGCACGCATATCCAATTGATTTAGCTAACTCCTGCAGTTTTTGCCATTGAGAATGGCCTGAAAACGATATCTGTGGGAACCGAATGTCAGAAGGTGTGACAACTGGCTTTAGCTTGTTGAAAGTAGCAATGTCTGTTGCAACTTCACTGGCAGTAGCATTTTTCCAAATCTTTTGTCGCTTTTCTTTTAAGGGGTAAGAAGCTCCTAAACAAGTGATTGTTAAAGGTTTTTGAATAGAAGAAGAGGTTGGATACTCTAAATCAGACACATACCCAACAAAGGTTTCTGACACAGCGTCGTTAGACCAGGTTATTTCTACAGCAACGCCAGTTGACATAGTCTTTAAGTATGCTTTGTTTATAGTGCTGTAGACTATCTCCATAACATCATGCTTACCTATACTTTGGGTCAGAGTAAGTGAGTACGGTGTTTGGTCAAACCCAGGAAAATCCGGAAATACAACCGTATAATTATTAGCGTATCTGTTTTGAACCTCTGGGTCACGCACTAGGAATCCTTATTTGAGTTCCAGGAGAGATATTGGTTGGGTCAATTATCTCTGGGTTTATATCTAGTATTGTGTACCATAATCCGGAGTTAGATAAGAATCTGTTAGCTAAGTTATCAAGGCGGTCATTTTCTACCCATTCGTAAATAAAGTATCGTCTGGTGTATGTAGGAAACCGTCTAAAACAAGTTAAGTTGTACTGAGATTTTCTAGAATCCCAAGCTTTAAAAATAGTAGAGTCAGCATATCTGCTATCTAAAAATATCATTTGCTCACCTTAACCTTCTGGACGATAAGCGTCTGCACCGACGCTGTTTGAGTCTTTAAATGCATCTGGAGAGTCATAGTACCTTGTGCATACTACGTTTACGGTGGTAAGAGTAGGGACCATTCGTTCATTAAACATCATGTGCTTTAAGTCTAAGCTGCTGACACGAACTAGATACCTTAATCCTGCTCCTAAATGAAGTTCCATAGGTATTGGTTGTAGCCAACCTCTATCGGCAGTTGTTCCGTTTAATCCAGATTTGTAGTCTGCGTAATACCCACCCATAGCTCTAAATAAGTACTCTATGTCATACATAGTCCCACGTTTCCAGATATTTCTTTGGTCTTCAATTGAGATCGTTGTAGGATAAGGGTTCACCTGTTTGTACAATTCGTCATAATATCGGTTTCGTTCTGCGGGGTCTAACCCATCTGGGATTTGGCTGGTGTCAACTGTTGCCCTTATACCGTTTTTATCTAAAACATTCATATCATTTACTCTATTTAACAATAAAGTAAAAGCAATTGTACCTTTCATCAAGCCTACAGCTACACCTGACATTCCATTTTCTCCTGATTGAGCATATTCAGGAGAAAAAGCATCAACAATTCCCCAAGCCATTGATACATCTGTTGGGTTGTATAAGAACCTAAATCCGTAAGGAGTCTCGTTCTTTTTTGTGCCTTTTGGTGGCTTTCCTTTCCAAGCATTTGCTGCAAATATTTTGCTCATTTGAATTGTGCCTCTAGCAGGTGTAACGCCTTTCCAAGCAAGTCTGGCGTTAGTAAAGTCGTTGACTGGTGCACCAATTAGGTTTTTATCAGTTAATGACTCTGCTTGAGGACCAAATGGGTTTAAGTAAGCACTCTTTAACATTGGAGCGTTGTACTGGTAAACCAGTTTATCAGCATCTGCAGAAGACACAATTACTGGTGGCTGTTCGTCTTTAGGAGCAAGTGTTTTATTAAACTTTGTTAAATCTGCCTTAAACTTTTTGAGGTCGTTTTCTAAAGAAATTCGTCTGTTTTTAGCCGTAGTTGCTTGATTTAAAAACGCTGTTTTTTGAGCGTAAAGAAGGTTTAAAGCAGCCTGTTGAGTTGTATTAGGTGTTCCTGGACCTTCAGGTTTTAATTTTGGGTTCTGCGCTTTTTTGTACGTAACAATGGCAGCTTCTTTTATTGCAGCGTTAGTTTTAGCAGCTGCTTCTTTAAGCTTTTCTGCTGTAATGGCAGCTTCCGTGTCTTTAACACGATTTGTTCTTACTTGGAGTCCAGTTGCTTTAAAGCTGTTCTCTATATTCTGGAAAATACCAAACACTCCTGTAGGTGCTCCTGGCGTGTAGTTTGACATTAGTTGCTTCCTATCTTCTGAAGTTTGTTATCTTTTTCAAGATACTTCTTTAAAGTCTTTGCAAAAGCTTCTGCTTCTTGTTGATTAGCTTGCTGAATTTGTAGGGTAACGTAAATATTGTTTGTTTGACTTGATGAAGAGGTTGTATTCCCAGTTGTTGTAGAAGGCATACCAGTACCAGGAGTTGCGGACGGTACGTTGGTGTTAAACCCATCGGTTGGTCCGCCCTGAAACTTGTAAGGATTTTTTCCTGTTTTACCAGTCATCCACGCAGAGTTATTTATTGCAGCTAAGATGTCGTTTGTTGAAGCACCTGTCTTTAACGCGTTAACAATTGCTGTGTACCCACGTGCATCAGCG